ATGGCATATATCAGGACATTTTACCCAACATAGGTCTCTAGTGTAACGCGGGTCTTTAAACCATCTTAAATCCGTTATATGGAAATCATTAATTCCACGTAATGCTTGGTCATAAACACCATAATATATGGGGTCATAACCATTTGGTGTGGAGATAAGAATAATCTTACCACCTGTTGATAGGGACGCCATAGATGCCGCCCAAAAATCGTCACCTGCTTCAATATATGCTGCCTCATCAAATACAAGTATGGTTGGGGTATATCCACGTAACGCATCCGCAGATGTAGCTACCGCCTTAACCTCACAACCATTGTTTAATCTAAATCTACTTTCTGAGTTCTTATCGGGTGAAAATCCCACATTTATCCAATCCGGCCATTGCTCAATAAAGTGTCTAACTTTATTAGCCATTTCTACCGCGGTGTCTCTTTTGTTCGCAATAAGAAGAACTCTTTCAGGTTCACTTTCTTTTGCTGTCTGTAATTTTTTTGAAATCCACGCAGCGGTTACTGTTGTAACACCCGCCTGTCTATACTTTCTTGTAATGTTTTCGTTGTATGTTTCGTAATCCTGTATTAATTGAATTTGGTCAGGAAATAATTCTAGAGGAACATATTTCTTTTGCGTATTATCATAAGTTGTTAAGTATGTTTTTAAAGCATACGGAGCATCTTTAATAATTTTAGCATATTCTTTTAATTGTTCTAATTTATTATTCATATGTATAAATACAAAAAAAGGTGGATAACCACCTTTTTATTATTTTTAGTCATCACTTCTAGTGATCCCTATGGACCCTAACCAGTCATCTAAATCGTCATCATCTATACCTTCAGATGTGTCACTTAAATCCTCGTCAAAAGCGGACATAGCTTCTTCGTAATCGTAGTCATTAACCATTTGATTAATACCATCCATTAATTGACTCATTAACCTTTTACCATTTTCACTTCCAGAAATAACCTCTTTCATAAAAATTAAAAATTCTCTAGCTGGTTTTTTAACAATATGTTGAAATAAAACTAATTGTAACCCAACTTTATCTTCATCTGTTAAAACATCTTCAGGGAATTGCGAACGCATAATGTCCCATATTGCTGGTCCTAATCTTAAATCCCAAATTTCTTTATCCACAGTGTCTTCTAAATCACGTACCTTTTCAGCAGCATCTGCATCTTCAGGTTGACCATAAAGACCTGCAACAACTTCCATTGTACCTTTCACCAATTCGTGAACTAATATTGGAAAATTTATTGCTCTAGCGGTAACCTTTGGTGGGTTTGAATTTAAATCAACAGATTCTTTACCACCCGCTTGTGGTTCACCATCACTACCGCCTGTAAGCATTTGTAAGGTATTATTTGACATCTGCCAATACATTGTGTCAGCAGTTGACATAACAATCCCGTATAACGATAATAAACGGTCTGATCCAGTTATTTCTCTAATTCTTTCCTCAACCAAATGATACATGTAATGACCTCTTTCAGAAGCACCTTGCATCATTGCGTTGATTAATCTTCTTTTCGCTCTTTCTAAATTTAAATGTGATAATTCATCAAATAATTCAGTTTCAATTTCAACTTCTTCAATGTTTGGTTCATTGCTTGGTGTCTTTTTAAAACCCTCAGGGTCAACACCACTCATTCCAGATGTTATTTTAGCGTCATATTCAATATCACCTTCAATAACGCCTAATTGACCCATTGCTAGTTCTACCGCCAATCTTTCTAATTCTGGTTTATGTGTACTCTCAATTTGTGCTATTTGCGCTTGAGTTTGTGTCATCAAACCCATAATTCGATGAAGATTACGTTCACCCGTTCCAGCATTAATCCCCGCATATCTACTAAGATTTGCGACTATTTGTTTATATCTAGCAGATGCTAACATCTCCTCAAAATTCGAGTTTGGTGCTTCAACATCTTTAGGTAAAGGGACTTTCTTAAGATTTGTTTCACGATTAGCTAGGTCACGAGTAACGTCGTCGGCCGGTCTATCGTCTGTGTCAAATGTCATTGGCATTTCAGTAAGATTTTCTTTTAATGCCAATAGTAATGATTTTTTAGTTAGTTTCATATGTTTAATTACTCCGCAGCCATTTTAAATTTGTTTCCAGTTATTGCGTCATAAGTCATAAATTCTGGTATTCCATTGTGTCCCTTTTTTGCTTTGTTAGGCATTGGAACAACTTTACCAGTTTCTGCTTTTGGATTTGGATTCACCTTAGGATTTTCATTTGGATTTCTAAAAGGTGTTCTTCTAGGATCATCTCTTCTTTTAGGTGGTTCTTTTGTTCCAGGGTCCTTTACCGGTGCTTCTCTTGGCGCTGGCTTTGTTGCAGGTGCATTACCTGATTCGTTAATTTTTTTAGTTATTGTTTCTATCATATCACCTTTAGTTGTTAAAGGATGATATCCATTTTCAACTAAAGAATTAACCCACTCATTCATTTCAGATTTTTTATCGTCTTTTTTTGCCACTGGTTTTGCTAATTTTTTCATTTCAGCATCAATCTGGCTTTTAGTTGGCTCTTTACCTAATTCTTTTTGTAATCTTTTAACAGCTGCAAAATAATATGACCATGGAGCAGTTTCGTTAACTTCAATATCCATAGCTGGATTAGCATCAATAACAGATTTAATTTTTGGGTCTTTTAATTTTTCAGCGCTAACTGTTAATTTTTCTGATAACATTTTAAGTTTCTTGTCACTAAAACTAACTAATGTTTTCTCACTAAATCCTTCGTTAATAAGTTTTTCAACTAAATCTTTTCTATTCATTTTACTTTAATTTGTATTTTATTTCTTCGTTTATCAACCTTAAACCCTTTGACGCTAGCTTATTAGTTACAGAATCAATTTGTTCACCAAAATGAAAAGAAACCCTAACAGGTCTTTCTTCCGATTCAAAATCAAATGATTCCCATCCTAAAGCAATAATTCCATCAACCGCGTCAATCACTCCAAAGTAATCAGAATTTTGAACTAAATCTAGTTTTAAATCTGAATTTTTTAATAAACCAACCAAATCGATTGATTCTACTTCTGGAGGTATTGCTCTACCTGCTGATGGAATTATGAACCACTCTTCAACTAACACACTTGGGTCTTCGCCAAAGATAAATTCATATTGTCTTTGCCCTTTGTAATCTTGACCTAGTTCATTAATATAGAGTAGATACATCGTTTATTCAAAGTATTTGCTTAATGTCGTGTTGATCGCTTCATTTATGTCACCTAATTCTGGTGTAATATCTGTTTGATCATATTTTCTCAATGTTTTAATTTTCATTGGTTTATAGTGATTAAAATATTTTTTATCACGTATATCTAATGATGTGTCGCCATGCTTTGCTGAAAAACTTTCATAATCATCAAAATCTTCTTCATCATAATCATCCGAATTGAAATCATCTTCTTTATAATGTTTTGCTTTGTCATCTAACCAACCAATACCAGTTTTCATGCTTTTAGCTAATCTAGATGGTCTTTCAACTTGTTTTGACGCGTGGAAACCAGATCTTGAAGATTCTTCACCTGGCATTTCATTTGATGATTCTTCGTCGTCAAAGAAAAACATCTCATCAATTTCACTTTCTATAGCTTTTTCTGGTGTTTTTTTACCACCAATCTTAGTGTTAATTAACTCTTCCAATTTTTTCATTGTTTCAGCTAATTCATCAGTTGGTTCATCTTCAGCGCTTGGTTCCGCACCAGCATCTTCCCCACTTTCTGGTTCTTCTGGGGTATAAGCATCATCAAAACTTTCTTCTGGCTCAAATCTATCAATTATTGCTTCTTTATCTTCTTCAGATAATTTTTCAATATCAACAGCAGACAAAATCATATTAATAACGTATTTTACGTCATCACTCTCCATTTCATCTTCGATTTCTCTAATTGCTTGTCCAAGTTTACCACTTAATCTCTGTACTTCTTTCATGTGTTCAGGACCGCCGTCACCACCTTCTGGTGTATCTGTTGGTTCTTCACCACCCATATCTTCTGGCGCTGCGTCCATATCTTCTGGCATTCCACCCATGTCCTCTGGCGCCCCACCCATATCTTCTGGCGCAGCAGATGGTGCAGGAGCAGGTGCTGGAGCCGGTGCAGATGATGCTGGTTCTGGGAATGTTGGAGCTGGTTTAGGTGCCTCAGTTTTTTGTGTATTTTGTTTTAATACATATTTTGTTGCTTCTTCTTGAATCTCTTGTGAACTTAATAATTCCAATCTTTTCAATGCTTCAGCATATGAATTAAATCTATTTTTATTCTTCATGAACATACCACCAATATAATCAAGGGTAGATTCAGTTAGACCTTTCTTTACGTAGTAACCATCTCTTTCTTTGATGATACCGTAAACACCATTAGTGCTTTCCTTAACAAGTTCCGATTTAGTGGTTGACTTGGGGTTATTCTTGTTTTCGTGGTAATATGTAAGTTCAAGAATTCTTTTCATTTTGTCAGAACCTTGCAACTTTTCGCTACCTAGAGGTTTTATATCTCCCATTTTTTATAAATTATATATAATCTTATTCTTATCCTATAAATACAAAAGAAATGGAAAAAAATTGAGGTTATTAATACTCCACAGATAATTTCTTATCTATAAGTTTCTTTTTAAGTCCCAATAGTTTTTCAATGTACCCATTTCTTCTTAATAATTTGAAAGTAAGGTTCTCGTATGAGTACTCACCACCATCATCTAAGCCACTTTGTCTAAAACGTTTCAATTTTAATCTTAACTTCTCAACTTGGCTTTCAACGTCTTCGCCATTATTTGCATTTTCGACTAGTTTATCGATGGTACTTACAAAATATTCTGCTTTTTTTAGTATTTTATCTTCATCAATAGATTCTTTCCCATATTCTGGTTCGACAATCCATTTATTATTTAATATAGAATATACCCCAGAGGATACGTGCTCCTGATTAATTTCTTGAACATAGATTTCAACATCGTAACCTTTAATTTTAATATCGTGTCTGTTGTTCCAAACCCTTTCTTTAGCGTCAAAAAATTCTTTTACAATATCTTTTAATGAATCAGATGTTTTTTCAGCATCTTTACCCAATTCATCGAAATCAACTACAATGTGTAAATCAATGTCAGAAAACTCTGACCAGTTATAATTTGCCAACGAGCCGGTCAAAACAACGTCATGAACAAAAAAATTAATCTTCACAAAATCTAAAAAGGCATCAGAAATTAACATTAGTTTTTCTCTAACACCTTTATTCATGGTATAACCATAATCATTTTTCTCAAAAATATCTGAAGATAGTTCAGTTTTCTTATGAAACGATTTTACAATCTTATCATCAAGTTCTGGGTCTGAAACCTCAATCAGTTCTTCAATTAATGTTTTCTTTCTCATTTAATTTTAGTATGTGAATATTTCCCCTTAACATGCTGGTTAAGATACTTCCCCTGAGAATCTGACATACGAAATTTCGCAAACAATTCCCAAGGAACGCTTTGGTATTCATAAATACCTCCATTATTAAAATTAACTATTAATACCTGACTTTCGGTATCATAACTTGCGGATTTTATATTTGTTGAATTAATGTCAACAGTGATGATTTTACCTTCAATTCTTTCTGAAATTATAGCCATAATGTTTTTTCCTATAATTTAAATATAAAAATCCATAAAACAAAATCCTAATCTAGGAAAATAGTCCCTTCTTGGTTAGACATTTTTTTAGACATTTTGACGTTTATTTTTTTTTTACGATGAAATATGTTATGTTTGTTAAAAGAACAATTAGCATATGTCAGTAGATTTTTTTGAAGACGGTCCAAAAACCAACCCTAGGAACAGAAAAAGTTCCTCCACAACGCCAATTCTTGATAATTTTTCAAGGGATCTAAACAAACTAGCCGAGGATAATAAAATAGATCCGGTCGTTGGTAGAGACAAGGAAGTAAAAAGAATTGCACAAATTCTTTCGAGAAAGAAAAAAAACAACGCGGTCATTGTTGGTGATGCGGGTGTTGGAAAATCTGCACTTGTTGAGAAATTAGCGTTAATGATTGTTAAAGGTAATTGTCCAACCAATTTATTGGATAAACGACTGGTTTCCTTAGATTTAACTTCATTAGTTGCTGGTACAAAATATCGAGGTCAATTTGAAGAAAGGATTAAAGCTATTATACACGAATTAGCCGAAAACCCCAACGTAATTCTTTTCATAGATGAATTACATACAATGGTTGGTGCTGGTAACGCTTCTGGAGCAATGGATGCTGCAAATATCTTAAAGCCAGCATTAGCTAGAGGTGAAATTCAATGTATTGGTGCCACAACTTTTGATGAGTTTAAAAAACACATTGAAAAGGATGGTGCTTTGGTTAGAAGATTCCAGAAAATCATATTAAAAGAACCAACAGAAACGGAAACAATAGAGATTTTAAAAAATCTAAAGCAATCATATGAGGACTATCACAGAGTTTCTTATGGTGAAGGTGTGATTGAAATTGCGGTCAAACTTGCTGGTCGTTATATGACAGATAGACAATTCCCAGACAAAGCAATTGACGTTCTAGATGAATTAGGTTCGGAAAAAAGAGTAGTAATTGAGGTTCCAGAAATTATTGAGAAATTAAAAAAGGATGCCGAAGTTATTAAAGAAAAAAAACTCGAAGTTGTTCGTACTCAAAATTATGAGCAAGCCGCAAAACTAAGAGATGAAGAAAGAAAAGTTATTAATCGTTTAAATAGCGAAAAAGCAATATGGGCAGACAACGAAAAAAATAATAAAATACCGATTAGTATTGATGATGTTTATGAAATGATCACATCAATGGCCGGTGTTCCAATTACTAGATTAGACCGCAAAGAAACTGAAAATTTAATTAACCTTGAAAAAAGATTAGGTGAAAAAGTTATTGGTCAATCAGAAGCTCTAGCTAGTATATCCAAAGCCATTAGAAGAAATCGTGTTGGGATTAAAGAAACACAAAAACCTATTGGTTCATTCATTTTTATGGGATCAACTGGTGTGGGTAAAACATATCTAGCCAAAACTTTGGCTGAATTAATATTTGGTTCAGCGGACAATGTTATTAGAATTGATATGAGTGAGTTTATGGAAAAACACACAGTATCAAGATTAGTTGGTGCGCCTCCAGGATATGTTGGTTATGATGAGGGTGGGCAATTAACTGAAAAGGTTAAAAACAATCCATTCTCGGTGATTCTATTTGATGAAATTGAAAAAGCACACAAAGATGTGTTTAACATTTTACTTCAAATATTGGATGAAGGACACGTTACAGATTCTTTTGGTAGAAAAATAAATTTTACCAACACGTTGATTATTATGACCTCAAATATTGGGGCTAAAAGAGTTTCCGAATTTGGTGCAGGAATTGGATTCTCTACAGCATCTAGCGAACAACAATCATATGAGGTTAAAAGAACTATGATTCAAAAATCATTGAAACAACAATTTAACCCAGAATTCCTAAATAGAATTGATGATATTGTTTTATTTAATCCGTTAGATGAAACAGCACTTAAATCAATTATTACATTAGAAATGGAAAAGTTGACAAAAAGATTAATTGAGAAAAGTTATTCAATTAAATTTGATTCAACTGTTATTGATGAAATTTTCAACAGAAATAAACAACAAGAATATGGTGCTAGACCAATCAAAAGAATAATTCAATCACTATGTGAAGATTTCCTTAGTGATGAAATATTAAAAGGCACCATTAAAGAGAATAAAAATTACAAAATAATATTCAAAGAAGATAAACTAATTCTTAAATTAGTTGTTGGAAAGGTTAGTGAGTAATTTAAGCCCTGTGTCGATGGCTTTAGCAACGTCGTCGACACAGACATATTCTGATTTTCTGTGCATATTATAATATCCACAAGATAAATTTACCCCATCAATATCAAATCGTTTTTTCATCATATAAATGTCTGTGTAGGGATGACTACCATATAATGGTTTATAATCAATCTCCTCAAATGTTTTTGAAACAACTTTAAAGAAATCACTTTCCCTATCAAATATTCTAACACCGTTACAAATTTCGGTAACCAATTGATTTCCGGGAGCATCGTAGGATAATACGAACTTTGTATTTTCAAAAAACTCTGGTTCACAATTACTAGAACCAATACAACCTGTTTCTTCTGAAACAAAGAACGCTAGTTTGATATTATCAACACGATCCAATATTTCTAAACAAACATATACACCACACTTATCATCACCACCACAACCAGTTTCTTCACCATTATCATCATAACCCTTTAAACATAAAACGTTTTCATCGTATGGGTATACTTGACCATAACAACTTAATCTAGGTAACCATTCTTCTTTTATGTTGATTTTTGTTTTTTTATGGACGGTGTCTATGTGAGCACAAATCAACGGTTTTATTACATCGGTCCCCTTGGTAACAAAAATGTTACCATATGAATCCACACCATACTCATAACCCTTTTTATCAAAATACTCTGATAGGTACTCAACCATGTCCCATTCGTCATATGTTACCGAAGGTATTGATAATAAATCACTTAGACGCTCGATATTTACCAGATTTTCCATTTTTATTATTTTTAGAACACAAAAATAAACTTTTTTCTTGAAATTAATAAAAAAAAGTGGACTTTTTCTGTTTTTTTATATATTTATATTCTCGAGGTACTCTTTGTCGATTACCTTTTCGTTTTTTTAATAGTGGGGTTGAACCCACGCAACGACCTTAAACCCCGACATCCAGTTGGGGTTTTTTATTTCTATTTTGTTTTATGATATTAATTACATATATTTACTGTTATGAAAAAATATACAATGATTTTAGCTATTGGTGCTATGTTAGCATTAACGGCATGTGGTTCAGGGTCAACCACAACTGAAACAACCGACTCTACGTCGGTTAATCTAGATTCTACAGCAGTATCTGCAACAGATTCAACAACAGCAGAAATTGGAAAAGATTCTGTAACAACTGTTAAATAAATTTAAGGGCTCTAGTAGCCCTTATTTTTTTTTACAACTTTCTTTTATTATATTAGTCATATGAAAGAACTATTAAAGAAAGTATTCGACAAGAAAATTGTTATCCCTATTGTTAGCGGTATAGGGGTTGTTGCAATATTCGAATATATCATCTACCCAGGACTAACCGCCGCAAATACATTTTTTAATGTATTATCATTTTTAATTGCAGTATTTGTATTTGTCTTACTTTTTCACCTACTAAAAGTTGAAAACCTTTTTAATTCAGAGCATTTAGAACCAGGAGAAACTGAACTAGATTACATACCAAAAGAAGAGGTGATTAAAAAGAAACGAAACCCAAAGCAATTTTCAGATGTTAAAACAGAAGAGAAATTTGTAAAAACAAGAAAAAAAATAAAAAACAAATAATATGGCAATTTATAATGAAAGTTTTGAGGACCGTTATGCTCGTCAAGAAAAAGAAAGAGAAGAATTAAGATTACAAAAACAATTAAAAATTAAAAAAATGATAAAAGCAATTAGTGCAGGTGTGTTAGGATTTATCCTATTGGTAGTATTATTTAATTCATGTGAGAGAATTGATGCTGGACATGTTGGTGTTAAAGTTAATCAGTATGGGGATAATAAAGGTGTGGATGACGTAACCGCAGTTACAGGTATGGTATTCTATAATCCAATTACCACTCGTATCTATGAGTTTCCTACTTTCATTCAACACAAAGAATATAAAGGTGAGAATTCATTCATTGTAAATAGTAAGGATGGTTCGGAATTTAATGTGTCGCCCATTATGAACTATTCAGTACAAAGAGATAAAGTACCGGCGATTTTCGCCAAATATCGTAGACCCCTAGAAGACATTGAAGAGGGATTTTTAAAGACAGCGGTCTATGATGCGTTCAGATTAGCCACTAACAAATACACAGCGGATGAGTTAATCTCTAATAGAGCAATATTTGAAATCGAAGTTCGTAGATTATTGGATGGGCAATTATTAAAAGAGGGATTTACAATTAATCAGTTCACGTCAAATTTAATTTACCCTGAAACATTCAAGCGTTCAATCGAAGCTAAGAACAATGCGGTTCAAGCGGCGTTAAGAGCCGAGAATGAAGTTAAAACAGCGGAAGCACAAGCTAAGATTAAAGTGGCAACTGCTGAGGGTAATGCCCAAGCTATGTTAACGTCAGCAAAAGCAGAAGCTGAATCAAATAGAATGAAGCAAGTAACCTTGACGCCGTTATTATTACAATTGGAATACATCAACAAATGGGATGGTAAGTTACCAGTTTATGGTACTGTACCCCAAATGTTTAAAAACATTCAATAGTGTTAAAATATTAATATTTCATAATATGGGGGTTTTTTGCCCCCATTTTATATTTATATGGATAATATTTTGTTTTTTTTGAACAAAATATTTATTTTAGTGTAAAATTTAGAATAATGGATATGGAAGAAAAATATATTGGTGATTTAATCCTACTTAGAGGCATTCCTGGTAGCGGTAAATCGACATTAGGGGATGTAATACTACATACCAATCAATCCAATATTCAGGATGTGTTATCTGCCGATAATTTCTTTATCGATGATAAGGGTAACTATAATTTTGACGCAACAAAATTAAAAGAAGCACATAATGATTGCCAGTTAAAATGTGCTGAAAGAATGAGGATGGAATTTTCTAAAATTGTTGTTGCAAATACTTTCACAGAAGAATGGGAAATGAAGATGTATTTTGAGATGGCTGAGAGATATCGTTATCGTGTTCACACATTAATTGTGGAAAATAGGCATGGTAGTTCTAATATTCACAATGTTCCAGAAAATAAACTACAATCAATGATAAGTAGATTTGATATTCAATTATGACATGAGTAAGTTTGTTGTATCGTTTACAAAAGCAGTTAACCCCAAAACAAAAAAACTTAGTGTTAGAAAAATTAGAGACATACTTTCAAAATGGTTTGCTTTCAAAGCAAAAACACCCAAAATATGATTTGTTCATTTGGAATTATACTCCAAAGGTTCAATATGATAGGTTATGGGATGATATTACAATACAATGTCGCGGGTTAGTCACCAACTCAAAAGGTGAGATAATCGCTAGACCATTTAAGAAATTTTTTAATTACGAAGAACATAAACCTGAAGACATACCAAATGAAGATTATGTTGTTTATGAAAAGATGGATGGATCTTTAGGTATTCTTTTTTATTATGAAGAAGAATTAACGGATGAAAGAAGATACAATATTTGGTTTAATAACAATTATGAAACGGGTATGGAAAAATTCTTTAACCCGAATGACTTACCTGATTTCGATAACCCATATTACGAACCAACACCAAAAAGAAAGGGTGAGTGGATATTAGCAACTCGCGGATCATTTACCTCACCACAAGCAATTAAAGGAAAAGAAATTCTTGATAGGCATGACATCAGCGCATGGAGAAAAGACAATACATATTTGTTTGAAATTATCTATCCCGAAAATAGAATTGTTGTTGATTATAAAGGTGAAGAAAAATTAGTTGTTCTCGGTGGTATCCATACAGAAACAGGTGAAGAAATACCCGATAGTAGTTTGTTTTGGACGCAAGATTCTGGATTTGAAGTTGTTATGACATACAAAACATGGGGGGAATCGTATGACTTGTTAAAAGAAGAAATATCGAAAGATAGAGAAGGATATGTAATTCGTTTTAAAAATGGTTTTCGAATGAAAATCAAAGGCGACGAATATGTACGACTTCATAGGATTTTAACCAACATATCAAATAGAGATATTTGGGAATATTTGAAAGATAACAGACCGTTTGATGAACTACTTGAAAAAGTCCCAGATGAATTTAACAATTGGGTTAAAACCACAATTCTAGATTTACAAAATCAATTTGACACCATTAAAACCGATGTGGAAAATCAATTTAAAGAGTTGATAGATAAAAAAGAATTTGCTGAAAAAATAAAAGACAACCCCAATAGGTCATTTCTTTTTAAAAGATTAGATTCATACTCAAATCAATTAAACGAAATGATCTGGAACTCAATATACCCATCACACTCAAAACCTTTTAAAAATGACTAGAAAAAAAGAACCATTCATCGTTGTTGAGATTGAAAAAAGAATGTACAACGATTTTAAGGATTTGTATAACACAAATCGAGACGGAATTTATCGCGGTGTTTTAGACATTTACACCGAATTTAAAAACAATTCCAGAAAACGTGTTTTAACCTTATTGGTGTCAACGGATATGGGTGTGTTGTCATGGGATACCGAATTTAGTTTTAAGAAGTTGGATTACGAAATTTTAATTAAGCAAATATTACCATATTACGAAGATAATGAGGACTATGAGAAATGTGCTGAAATTAAAAATCTGCACGATTATTTTGCAAATATTAACTAATCGTATATTCACTTTTTTATTTTTTTTTAGTACATTTCCCTATGAAAATTCTTATAACAGGTGGTGCTGGTTATCTTGGTTCCGTCATCACTAAAAACATGCTAGATTTAGGTCATCAAGTTACCGTACTAGATAACCTAATGTTCAAACAAATATCCCCGCTACAATTCACTTATAACCCAAAATATAATTTTATTTATGGTGACGTGCGTAATGAAAGTTTATTAGAAAAGCTGGTTAAAACACACGATGTGATTATTCCTTTAGCCGCCATTGTTGGATTTCCAGCATGTAAAGCCGATCCTAAACTATCTTGGGATGTTAATTTTGAACAAGTAAAAAATATAGTACCTCATCTGTCTAAAAATCAACTAATCCTCTATCCGAACACAAATAGTGGATATGGTATTGGTGAGAATCAAACTGAATGTACTGAAGAATCCCCATTAAAACCGATATCTGTTTATGGTGAAAGTAAATGTGCTGCTGAAAATTTATTGATGTTTAGTACATCCGCAGTTTGTTTTAGATTGGCGACAGTATTTGGTAGTTCCCCAAGAATGAGAACCGATTTATTAGTTAATGAGTTTGTTTATAAAGCGATGACAGACAAGTATATTGTCGTTTTTGAAAAACATTTTAAACGTAATTTCATACACATACAAGACGTTGCAAACGTTTTTACATTCGCCATTGAGAACTATGACACAATGAAAAATAATGTGTATAATGTTGGTTTAAGTGATGCCAATTTAAATAAGGAAGAACTTTTAACCAAGATAAAACAATACATTCCTGACTTTGCCATATCATATTCTGATTTTTACGAAGATCCGGATAAACGAGATTATATTGTATCAAACAATAAAATAGAATCTATTGGATGGAAACCTAATTATGGTTTAGATGACGGTATTGTTGAATTGATGAAAACATATCAAGTCCTCATACCAAGAATGACATCTGAATTTAGAAATGGTTTTCCTTTAGGATACGCAAACAACACATAGTATGAGTAATAAATGGGATGAGTTCATAGAAACACCATCAAAAAAATTCGGGTATCAGGTACCTACTTTTACACCCTCAATATACAGAGAATATAGGGGTGAAATTTTTACAACATTTCATAGTGAAGAACATCCAGTAATGAGACATATTCATTATGAAAAAAATGAGATTAGTATTCATGGTCGTTTTTCTAAATCATATAAAGGTGT